GCGCGGGCGGAAGCGCGGCGGGAGGGTCGCCTGCAGCGAGTAGAGGTCGGCGACCACGAAGGCCGCCGTACCCGCGGTCGTAACCAGGTTCGTCGCGCCCGTAACCACGCCCTGCGGCTCATTCGTACCCGAGCCGGAGGTGAACTTAGTCGCCTCCACGTCGTCCTTCGCGTCCTGGATAAGGACGGCGACGTCCTGCTGCATGGTGCCCCAGTCGGCCCCGACCTCGATCGAGAACGGGATCGTGACCTGGCACTTGACCGGCGTCGCTGTCGGCTGCACGAGGGTCGGCGCGGCGTCCGTGGCCTCGGTGCCTTCCGGGGTGTACGTGGCCGTGACGCCCGCGGAGGAGACGCCCTGCCACGTCGTCCCGGTGATCTGCTTGACGTTCGCGATCGCGCGGAACGGGTTGACCGACAGGTTCGACGTCGGGATGATCGTCGGGTCGAGGTTGAACGGGACCGCGAATCCGCCCGAGGCGCCCGCGATGCCGAGCGCGCGCTGCTCCTCCGGGCTGGTCGGGATGCCCATCATCATCTTGCCGAAGGCCCGCTGATAGACGCGGCTGCCCGTGGCCAGGATCCGGCGGCAGAGCGCCGACGCGTCCTGCTCCTCGCGATCGCTGTGGCTGAACCTGTCGATCAGGCCGCCGACGTGATCGCGGGTCCGGCTATCGCTCGCGTCGGGATGCGGGAAGTACGACTGCTCCAGCGCGCGCATCGCGTTGTCCCGAAGGAGCTCACCCTCGTGCTCCAGGGAGGTCGACGCGCGGCGGATCTCGACGAGGTCGTAGATGTTCTCCACGCGGCGGCGCGGGGCGTTGAAGTGGGCGCCCGATCGCTCCGTGGCGTCCTCGTTCTCCGCCATGGACTCGATCAGGAGATCGCGCGTGGACAGCTCCTCGGAGAGATCCTTCAGCGCGTCGCGCTCCTCGACGAGCTTGTTCCACTCCTCCTTGATCTCGTCCGGGAAGGTCGCCCCGGCGTGATCCGTGTTGATCGACTGCAGGCGCTCCTTGATCTCGGCTCGCCGAGCCTCAACCTCTTCGACCGACTTGTACATGTCCCCTCCTGCGGGGTCGGGCTAGCGCGCGCTAGTTCAGAAGACCTGGTACGCGCTGCTTGTGGATGCCTCGCAGCGGGGTGGTGGCGCTGTGTCGCTCCGGCGCCGCTGTACCTCTCCGGCCGTCGACCTCGGCGGCCTTCTCGATGACCGACCGCGCGCCGTCACGGCGCCATTCGTCGGCCTTTGCCATAACGGCGGCGCGGAGCTCCTCGTCGATCTCGAGCCGCGCCAGCAGAAGCTCCCTCTCGACCGCCATGCGCGCGGCCGGGACGAAGTGATCGGTGAGGGAACGTATGCCGATGTCCGCGCCCTCGAAGGCCGGGAAGGTCACCGGCCCGAACTCCATGACCTTCGCCTCCTTGATCGTCCGCTCCGGGATGCCCTTCGGGTTGTAGTCCGACGGCTCGGGCTCCTCGACGACCTCCTCCCGGAGAACGCGGAAGCGGTAGCTGACCCCGTAGAGACCAGCTTTCAGGCGAGGAAGGACGAGATCACGCACGTCCGACGCGTCGATCAGGCGCACCTCGAAGGCAGGCCCGATGGAGTCCTCATGCAGCACCTGGATCGGGCCGAGCGCACGTTTGCCGAGCACGGGGTCCTGGCCGTGCTCCGTGAGGACCTTCATCGCGCCGCGGTTCTCACGGATCGTCTTCTTGTACGCGTTCGGGACCGAGCGCTCGAGGAAGTTGCCCTCCCAGAGCGAGTCGATCTCCGTCCACTGGTTGAAGACGGTGAAGTGACCGTACATGACCGGGTCCTCACCATCGGCCGCCCGCAGCTCGAGAACCGTGTCGTCGTCCTCGGTTTCTAGGTCCGGGAAGACGCTCGAGAAGTGCGCGACCGCGCATCCCCGCACGAGGTCGTTGGTCACGCCCGCGTACCGTCCGCGCGCGTCCGGTGACTCCGACTCCACGGCGACCTCCTCTACGTCCATTCGCGCGAGTTGTAATGCGGCGAGTCGGAATCGCCTAATCGCGATTCGCGCGTAGCACGGCGATCTGCCTTCTGATGAGCGCGACGTGGTCCACGACCTCACCCTCGAGCGCGTTCTGCTCGTCCGCGGGCAGCACGGGCGTCCCGTTCCCGTTCTGGCCAGCTGCCAGCGCCTCGGGTTGGACCTGCTGCTCCCCCGGCTGAAGAAGCTGGACGCTGATCAGGCCCGTGTGCTCGAGCCTGGTCAGGTCTCCCGAGGTGACCGCGTCGATGACCGTGTCCGGGTCGAACCCCGCCGTGATCAGCGTGTTCATGGCCGTGGTCTGCGCGACGATGACGTTCGAGCGCTTCTCGATGTCCTCGGCGAGGAACGGGATGTCGCGGTCGTCGTACCAGAGCTGTCCGTTGGCGGGCAGCGTGAGGACCTTCTGCAGCGAGGCAGCGGCGCTTCGCCACAGCGGGCGCAGCGTGCCGCTGGCCAGGCGCTCCCGGGCCGGGCCGTAGTCGCTGGCGTACTGCGTGGCCTGCAGGCCCTCGCTGAACCCGGCGATGACGGCGGGGAGGCCAGCCGCCGCTGCGATCCTGGTCTCCCCGTGACCCTGGGTCGCCTTGAAGTCGATCTGACGCATGTCCGAGCCGATCACCTCGACCTTCGCGCCGCCGCCGAAGAACAGGGTCGAGTAGGCGTTGTCGAGACCCTCCTGGGTCGCCTTGAACGCCTCCATCCACTCGTTGAACTGATCGCGCGAGACCTCCACCGGAAGGGTCACGGTCATGTTCGAGGTAGCCCCGTTCTCGAAGAACTTCAGCTTGTGAACCATCGCCGCGGTGTCCGCGAGCACCTCGCTGGTCAGGGGGACGATCCAGGACATGCCGCGCCAGCGGGCGGTCGGGTCGGGGTAGGGCGCCCAGTGCACGACCTGGTCGACCGGCAGGTACTGCATCTTCGCGTCGGTCCCGTAGCCGCCGGGCTTGTACGCGTAGCCGATGACCCGCTGGTCGCGCTGCTGAAGGGGCGCGGAGTTGTCGATCCGGCTCGCGACGACGATTGACGTCCAGTCGGGCCGCAGGCGGTTGATCATCAGGCCCGAGGCTGTCTCGGGCGCGACCTCTACCGCCCCGAAGAAATTGCCCTCCATGTCGACGTCCTGGATCATGCGGGTCAGGAGGTCGGCGGTCGTCCCGTTCGGCCACGGTTCCTCGAGCAGCGCGAGATCCTTCGAGCCGAACAGGTTGCCCGGCCGGCCGGAGCGGAACTGGCGGAACTGGAACCGCGCCTCCGAGAACAGAAGCGCGCGCACCATCATGCAGGTGAAGATCGCGCCGTTGCCCGCGTAGCACTGCGCCACGTACTGCTCGAAGTTCCCGGGCGGCTCGTAGGGCCCCTGGATCAGAGACTGCCCGGGAAGCCCGTAGGTCATCCCGTTGAACTTGAACAGCTCGATCCATTGTTCGAACGTGATCGACGGGAACGCCCGTTCAGGCTCGCGCGCCTTCCGGCTCCAGGGCAACCTCATCGAGCGATCAGGCTACAGCCGAAGGTCGCGCTCACCTAACGACCGCTCATCGGGAGCGCGCCGTAGTGCTCGCTACTGACCACCGAGTCCGGATCAACGCCCATGATCCTCAGGCGCCGCGCGTCCATGGCCAGCTGCTTGACCGCGCAGCTCTCACAGACCTCCCTGATCTCCCCGACGAGCTTGCCCCGGTACATCCGCCAGCGACAGTGCAGCTTCCGGGTCGCCTTGCTCCCGCACCCGCACGTCCCGAACTCCACGCCGCTTCCGTCGCGCTCGGCGTAGTAGTTCTGCTTGCCCAGCTGACGCAGCGCGGATCGGTTCGCCTGGGGACGATGATCGATGAGGATCGCGTCACTCATGTCCGTGCACGGGACCTGATCACGGTCCTGACGGGAGGCCCAGAGGACCCGACCGTCCGCGGCGACGTAGGTCCCGTGATGCTCGCTGACGATGATCGGCTGCGCCCTGAACAGCGCCCGGTACTCCCAGTGGTCGGGGAACTGGTCGAGCCGGAGCTCCCGCGCGACCTCGTCCTGGACCATGACCTCCACG